TCACTCACCCCCACCCGGCCCGCCGCCGATGCGCCAGAGCCGGATGCCGAAGAACCAGAACCCCACCGCGCCGAGCAGCAGGTACGGCCAGTAGCCGAACGTCACCTGTTGCCCCCACCAGACCTCATCGAGCCCGTCCACGAGGATGAGCGCCAGGCCCACCACCCCCGCCACCACCGCCACCACCGTGGCCGGGTCCGACCAGGAGCGGCGCTCCCATCTGCCGCGCGGGGGGGCCTCCTCCTCGTCATGCGGCATCCCGCCCTCCCCCGCGAAACGTTTTCCCGTGCGCTGCGTAGATGACCATGCCGCCGCCTCCTTTCAGGCGTTCGGCGCGTCGCCGGGGTATCGCAAGTACCCCGGCGACGATGCCTTTCCCGCCGCGCCGCTGTCACGCCCCCCTGCGCCTGAGTTCGTAGCGCACGATCAGCCGGATCGCCCTGAGCGCCAGGAGCAGGCCGGCCTTGACCTGCGCGGCCGTCAGCGTGCCCGCGCCCTGGACGGTGGCGATCGCGTCGTCGAGCTGCGCCAGGATGGCCGGGGCCTGCCCGTACTCCTGCGTCTCCGCCTGCCGCGCCGCGTCCCACGCCGCCAGCGCCGCCGCCCGGTCGTGCGCCGCGACCACCGCCGCGACCGTCGCCTCGTCGGCGTCGGCGCACTCGATGACCACCCCGGTCGGGTCGCCCGCCACGCCGCCGACGTAGCTGGGGTGGACGCCCGCCGCGACGAGCTGGTCGTGCAGCGCGTTCGGCGCGACGTTGCTGTAGGTCAGTCGTTTCGTCATGCGATCCTCTGTGCGCTAAATTGCCGGGTGGAGGTCAGGTTGAGCGCCCCGCCGCTGTTCTGCGACGCCATCAGCTCGGCGTACTGCCCGGCGTTCAACACCAGCATGAACGTGAGCGCCAGTTGGGTCACGCCCGAGGCCGCCGCGTCCACCGTGACCCCGCCGAAGTTGGCGCTGCCGTCCGTGCGAAATTGCAGCTTGCGCTGCCCGGTCGCGTTGGCCGCGAACTCCACGAGGCCGGAGAAGAGCCACATGCCGCCCTCCCCGGTCGGGATGGTGATGCGGCTGTTGTTGGTCGCGTTGTCGTGCAGCGCGGCGGAATCGGTCGCCTCGCCGTCGAACGCCACCGCCGTGAGCGCGCCGTCCGTGAGGCTCTGCGTCGTGCTGTGTGTCAGCCGGGCGCGCGGCGGGTTGTCTGCCCGGTCCTTGAGGTAGCTGACATCGGTCGCGAGGTCGTCGATGTGGCTCGCGGCGACCACATCGCCCGTGGCAGGGTTGGGGATGGTCACGTAGGCCGGTGTCGGCATGGTGCGCTCCTAAAACCAGTAGCGGCCGGTGCCGTAGAGGCTCGTGCCGTAGATCGCCAGGCTGTCGCTCCACACGCGCTCGCAGCCGAGCGTCAGCCGGTGGCGCGTGCCCTGCTCGCTGACCTCGTGCGCCAGGCGCTCGACGAAGAACGCGCCGTTGATGTGGCTCCGGCTGTCCACGATGGTGATACGGTCGGAGACCTCGCGCGCCAGCAGCGACAGCAGGTCGGTCTCGGTCGCGTTCTCGATCGTCACCTCGACCTGGCTGCGCGGCAGGTGGTAGGCGTAGGCGATGCCATCGGCGAGGCCCTGCGCGGTCGTGTAATCGATGTAGGGCCAGGGCTGCTGCCCGCTCGGCAGCGTGCGCAGCTCGGGGATGCTGGCGCTCGTGTCGAAGACATTGGTCACCGGCTCGTCCGTGACCGTGCCCGCGTTGCTATCGACGCGCACCTCGGTCAGCGTCACCGCGATGCTGTTGGGGTTGGTCACGGTGACCCGGAAATGGGTGCCGCTATTGGCGGCGATGTCGTAGGCGTTGGTCGCCCGGTTGTAGCGTTTGATGGTCGAGGTCAGCGCCGAGTAGGCCGGGACCGCGCCGATCAGGTCTTGCGCGGTCGTCACGTTGACGGAGAGCGCCCCGCCCCCGCTCGGCACCGAGAGCGCCACGTCGAACGAGCGGCTCGCCCCGGCCAACAGTTCGACATCGCCGCCCGAGTAGGTCCACAGCGCGGACGTAGACCCGGCGAACGTCAGCACCTTGCGCTCGATGGTGACGCGGTTGATCACATCCTTGCGCCCGCGCCCGTAGCGGTAGGGGGTGACGTGCAGCGAGCCGGTCCCCGTATCCGAGTAGGTCGCCTGGCTCGTCTTGCAGCGCGTGGTCGTCAGGCGGTAGTGGCGCGAGTGGAAACAGACCAGTCCGCTCGCATCCTCGTAGAGTGCCGCGCCCGGCCCTTCGGCGTAGAGCAGCTTCTTCGCCATCTCCAGCGCGTCATCCTCGCCGCACCACCAGTAGGCGAGCGTGGTCTTCCCGGTGTCGAGGACCGAGAGCTTCGACCCTATCCCCAGCGCGCCGAAGAGGATGCCGAGCGCGTAGTCGGTGGTGATGTTGGTGTAGAGGTCGGTCGAGACCTTCTGCCCGGCGAGGAGCGACAGCACGCCCAGCGCGCGGATGCCGAGCGTCTGCCCCTCGCTGTCGATGGTCGGCTCGTCGATGTAGCCCCGGAAGAGCGGGTAGGTCGTCGCGCTGTAGTCGCAGCGGAAGCGCAGGTCGCGGCCCGGCTCGACCAACCCGTAGAGCGGGCTGCTGGCGTTCTCCGGGCTGTAGTCGCCGCTCGTGTTGTCGAGCGTGCAGGAGAGCGACCCGGCCATCGGCGGCGCGAGCGCGCGGATCTGGTCGCGCCCGCGCTCCCAGCGCACGGTGGCGCTCGCCGTCCGATCGCTCACATCCTCGCCGGTGTCGGAGAAGTCGGCATCGTGGTTCCAATCGATGTGATTGGCGTAGACCGGCACACCCGTGGTCATCGTCGCCCCCGTCGATCCATCGACTCCCACGCCGCCACGACCACATCCTCCAGGTGATCCACCCCGTAGACCGGGGCCTGGATGTAGATGTTCACCCCGCCGCTATTCAGCCTCGACAGCGGGATGACCGCCTCGGATTGGCCGCCCTCGCCGATCATCGCCAGCGTCGGCTTGGTGACGATGCCGCCCTGCGCCATCTGCGGGATGCTGCCGTAGTCCAGCGTCATGGTGCCGACGTTCGGGACGGAGGTGTCGAACCCGCCGTAGCCTTGCAGGCTGCCGAGGATGCCCAGACCCTTGGCGATCGCCGCCGCCGCCTGTTCGGCGTTCCACAGGAAGTCGAGCGCATCCTCGCGAAACATCTTGGCCTGGGTGACCAGGCCGCCGACGAGCGCCAGCGCGTCGTCCATCGCCGTACCGAGCGCCGCCATCACCTCTTTTGGGATGTCCTTCAGCGGTAGCAGTTTCTGGAAGACACTCAGCCCGTCGCCGAGCGTCTCGGTGACCTTCGTCGCGGCGGCCTTGACATCGCCAGCCTTGTCCTTGCCGCCGTAGAGTTGCGTGGTCATGCTGGTGAGGTTGGTGGTGATCTGCGCCGTGGTCCGCGCGATGTCGGCGGCCAGCGTGCTGACCATCGTGCTGATGCCGGGTGCGACCTCCTGCAAGCCCTGCTGCACGTTGCCGAACAGTTGCCGCCCGGCATCCTTCGCGCGCTCGTCGTACTTGCGGAACTGCGCGAGCGCTTCGGCACCCAGCCCGCTCGCCAGCGCCAGCACGCCCGGTGCGGACTCCTGCCAGCCGGCGCCGATGTTCGTGACCAGCCCCACGCCGCTGCCGTACAGGCGGGTGGCGAACGCATCGACCGTCGCCTTCGCCTTCGCCATCTGCGCGTTGATCTCGGTGGCGAGGGTGGAGCCCTCGATCCGCGCCGACTCCGGCAGCGTCCCGAACACCTGCCGCCCGATGCGTTGCATGGTCCCGGTGTAGCCCGCAACGGTTGCGGCGACATCACGGGCGATGGTGGACGCGGTAAACACGGCGGCATCGCCGCGATCGTCCATGCCGATGATCAGGCCGTCAACGAAATGCTGCCCGATCTCCATCGCGAGTCGCGATGGTGAATGCTCTTTCCACAGTCCGGTGATCGCCCCGGCGACCTTGCCCGCCAGATCCGCCGCGAGTCCGACCGCCTCGGCGATCTTGGAGTTGATGCCGTTGATCAGCCCCTGGACGAGATCGGCACCCTTGTCAAAAAGCAGCTTGCCCAGGTCGCCCACGGCGGAGGCGATCTTGCCGGGAAGCCCGCTCATGGTCTTCTCGGCATCGGCCACGCCGGTGGTGATGGCCGTTGTCATCTTGGCCCAGGCGTCCGAAACCACCGTCTTCACGCCGTCCCAGGCCGTGGTGGCGGTCGCCTTGATCGCGTCCCATGCCCCCGAGATCAGCAGCTTCACGGCATCGAGCGCGATGGTGATCACCCCCGTGATCAGGTCCCATGCGCCGCTGATGATCGTCTTGATGCCATCCCAAACGGTCTGCGCCGTGGCCTTGATCGTGTCCCACGCGCCCGTCCAGTTGCCGGAGATCAGTTGCAGCCCGGTCGAGATGATGCCGGTGATCAGCGCGAACGCGACCCCGATCACCCCGCTGATGATGTCCCATGCGCCCTGCAACATGGCGACGATCGTCGCGCTGTGCGCGCTGATGAACCCGGCGATCGCCTCCAGCGCGCCGCCGATGAACGAGGCGATCGCGCCCACCACCGGGCCGATGATGCCCCACACGGTGACGAAGGCGGCGGCGAACTGGGGGATCACGGTCTGCGCCCAGCCCACGATCGCCATCACGGCCGGGCCGAGCGAGTCGATGATGACGCCCGCGACCTGCATGACGATCGGCAGCACGGCCGCACCCAGCGAGGCCATGCCGCCGATGAACGCCTGGATGCCCGGTAGCGCCGCCTGGAAGGCCCCGATGACCGCCGCGCCCATCGCCTGAAAGGCCGGGGCCGCGACCGCGATGATGCCCTGGATACCGGGCAGGAGTTGCCCGGTCAGGAAGCCGATGAACTGCTGCACGTAGGGCATGATCGCCGTCAGCGCGGCCGAGACCGCCTGCTGGATCATGGCCCAGCCCTGCATGAAGAGCGGCGCGACCGTGGTCATCAGGTAGGTGCCGAACTGCGCCAGCGCGGGCAGCAGCGTCCCGGTGACGAAGGCCGCGATCTGCTGGATCACCGGCATCGTGGCGTCGCGGATGCCGCCCCAATTGCCGATCCACGCCGCCGCCAGCAGCGCCACGGCCGCCACGATCAGCGTGATCGGCAGGCCGAGCGCGCCGATGATCGTGCCGAGCAGCGGCAGGGTGGAGGTCAGCACCCGGATCACCGGGACCACCGCGCCCAGCCCGCTCGTCAGCGCGGGTAGCGCCGCTTTGACGATAAGCAGGGCCGGGCCGATCGCCACGAACGCCGCCGCCGCCTGGCCCAGCGGTCCCGGCAGCTTGTCCATCCAGCCTTGCAGCGTGCGCGAGGCGTCGCCGATGAACGTGAACGCCTCGCCGATGAGGCGGATCGGCCCCGACAGGCTGGCGCTGTCCGACCACGCGCCATCGAATGCCTGTTTTGCCGTGACGATGTAATCGACGAAGGTCTGCACGCCGCGCGCCCCGGTCTCGAATGCCTGCGCCACGGCGAGGATGACGCGCTCGACGAGCGACAGCTTCGGCCCGACCTGCGCGCCCTCGTCGCCGGCACCGCCGAACGCCGCGCGCAGCAGGTTGAACGCGGGGATGAGCCGGTGCTCGACCGAATCGCTGATCAGCAGGAACGCGGTCGCCAGGATGCCGCCGAAGCCGCCCGTGCCCGCGCCCGACATCGTTTGTTGGAAGGCGGTGATCGCGGCCGGGATACGCTCGCTGAACGCGGTGATCAGCGGGATCGTGGCCGAGACCGCCGCGCCGAGCATGTCGGTGCCGAGCTTCAGCACCGGCAGGAAGCCGCGCCCGAGCGCGATCTGCGCGGTCTCGTAGGCACTCTTCAGCGCCTCGACCGAGCCTTTCAGGTTATTGTTGCGCTTGGCCCCGACCTCCGCCGCCGTGGCCCCGTTTTCGAGCTTGTCGATCCACGACGTGATGCCCGCGCCGCCCTCGCCGTAGAGGATCGTCGCGGCCGAGAGCGCCTCGTTGCCGAAGAGCGTGGCGAGCGCGCTGGCCCGCTGCTGGTCGGTCAAGCCCGCCATCTTGGTCTTCAGCTCTTCGCTGATCCCCGCGATGGACTTCATCTTGCCGTTGGCGTCGAACATGCTGAGGCCGAGGTCGGTGATGACCTTGGACGCCTCCTTGCTCGGGCTGGCCAGCGAGACGATCATCGAGCGCAGCGCGGTCCCCGCCGCCGAGCCCTTGATGCCCTGGTTGCCGAGCGCGGCGATCGCCGCCGTGGTCTCCTCGATGCTGAGGCCCATCGAGTTGGCGACCGGGCCGACGTACTTCATGCTCTCGGCGATGTCGTCCACACTGATGGCGGAAGAGTTCGCCGCCGCCGCGAAGAGGTCGGCCACGTTCGCCGCCTCGCTCCCGGCCAGCCCGAACTGCGAAAGCGCCATCGCGGCGATCTCCGCCGCGCGCCCGACCTCGATGCCGCCCGCCGACGCCAGCCGCAGCGCACCGAGCGCGCCGCCGCCGATGATGTCGGCCGTGGACATGCCCGCCGCCGCCAGCTCGCGCATCGCCAGCGCGGCATCGGTCGCGCCCACGCCCGAGAGCGTCGTATCTTGGCCCAGCTTGATCGCGGTGTCGGAGAGCGCCTTCAGCTCGGCGTCGCTCGCCCCGGCCACGGCCGCGACCGAGGACATCGCCGACTCGAAGTCGGCCGCTGCGGTGGCCGACGAGACGCCGAGCGCGGCGATGGCCCCGCCCCCGACGATCGCCAGCCCGCCGAGCGCCGTGCCGACGATGCTCCCGAACGAGCCGAGCTTGCCGCCGAGGCCCGCGATCTTCACGTCGAGGGCGTCCGCCGCAGTACCCGTATTGCGAAGCGCGTCAACGCCGCCCTTCTCACTGCCTAAGATCGTGATCTTAACGGTTCGTTCACCGGCCAACGGGCACCCCTACTTCTGCGGCAGCGCCTCGCGCAGCCACCTCGCCATCGCGGCGTACTCGTCCGTTTTCAGCGCCCAGAATTCGGCCGGGGACAGGCTGAAGTGGTAGGCGAAGGGCGGGAGGTTCTTTAGGTACTCGGCGCGTCGGTTGCCCCGCCGTCGCCCGCCGCGACGGCCAGCGTAGGGACATCGCCCGTCACGACCAGCGCGGAGAGCTTCACGCCGCGCGCGTCCTCGTAGGTGAAGCTCGGGTCGAGCTTGCGATTGAAGATCCACACCAGCGCGGGCAGCACCCGCAGCGGCGGCTGTTTCAGGTCGATGCTCTGCACGTTGACCCCGGCCACATCCTCGATGTCGGCCAGGTCGCCGATGGTCAGCTCGTCCAGGTCGAATGCGAGCGACACCTGCCGCTCGGTCGCTGTGGTCGCCATGCCGCCTCCCTCGTGCCCATCCTCGCCCCTAACCGGGGAATGCCTCTCGCGTCAGCTCCTCCAGGAGCCGGGTGTACTTCTCCACGATGCGCGGCATGTTCCGCGTCACCGTGGGGTAGAGCGCGTAGCCCTCGGGTTGCTTCGCCGGGAATTGTCGGAACCTAATACTTCCCCATTCGTGGCCCATGTACCAGGGCACGCTGGCCGTGCCGCCCGCGATCTGCGCGCGTGTCCCGCTCGCGAGCGCGCGGATCGTGCCGATCGCGCGCGACCCCGCGCGCGGGCTGTGCCCGGCCATCGCCGCCTGCGCCTCCGGCACCAGCTCGGCCGCGATCGATTTGTTCAGCCGTTGGAGTTCCTTGGGGAGCGCCGCGTCGGCCTGCGCGAGGCCGCGTCGCAGCTCGCGCAGACCGACAACCTTCAGTTGCGCCACGGCTACAGCGCCGTGTCAGCGGTGTGGTAATCGATGGAGATGATCGGCAGCGTGCCGTCGTACAGCGCCTTGAACGGCAGCGCCTGCATGATGACTTCGGACGACTCCACGGTCGGCGTCTCGCCCGTGTACTCCACGACCGGGATGGTGATGACCAGCTTGTAGGGATTGCTCGCCCCGGTGATGGTGCCGAAGCTCCAGGTCAGCACGAGCGCCGACTGCGTGCCCGCCACGAATTTGGCGTACTCGGTCAGCGCCTCGAACTCCATACCCAGCTCGCCGGTGATCTCCAGCTCGCCGTTGGCGATCGGCTCCTTCTTCGTGGTGATGGCCCCGAGGAAGCGCCGGTCGGTGTCGAGCGACCACTTGCCGTTCAGCTTGATGCTCTTGACGTAGCTCGTCACCCCGCCGATGGTCAGCGCGCCGTCGATGAAGATGAACGACTGCGGGTCGGTCGGGTACGAGGCCGTGGCCAGCGCGGTCCCGGTCGTCTCGCTCTGCGCGTCGATCGTGATCTTCAGCATCAGCGGGCCGTCGAGTTCCGAGGTGAACTCGAACTCGGTGATCTTGCAGCCCTTGTACGTGAACGGCTGCACGGTGGCATCGACTGACGGGCGACCCACCTGCATCGTCGCCATGATGCCGGTCATGCCCGTCGTGATGTCCGGGGTGATCGTCGCCTTGTACTCGGTCGTCACCCCGACCTGCGCGGTCGAGCCGGTGCCGAGCATGTGCTTGAACAGCAGGCCGAAGCCCTTGTTCATCACCTCGAATTCGATGTCGCCGCCCGCGCCCTTCGAGTAGGTGCGGCTGCGGCTCGACCGGTTGACCACATCCTTGGTCCCCCGGCTGAACCACTTGCCGACATCGTTCTTGATGCTCTCCTTCTGGATTTCCAGAAAGCGCGTGACCGTGACCGCCGTGCCGTAGGTGGTCTCCGCCACGAAACCGAACTGGCTGCTGAGGCCCGACCCGATCGCCAAAGCGCTACCCTCCTTGGCCTCGCGGCCAGGCTAATCCGATACCCTCGACTGTGGTGGGTTAGTTGGTTACTTGCCGTCCTTGGCGGGCGGCGCGGCCTTCGCCGCTTCCCAGTTGCCGACCTGCTCACAAAGGCTCGCCGCCACCGCGTCCGGCACCTCGATCGTCTCGCCGGGCAGCGCCCGCACCCACGCCCCGGCCACCTGCAGATCCACGCCCTCCGCGAACGGGCCGACGTACTTCACCTTCGCCACGCTGCCTCCTAGGTCACATTCAGGTGCGCCTCGCACTCGATCCAGAATTCGATCAGGCACCAGCGCCCCGCGTCGGTGAAGTCCTGATCCAGCCGGTTGCGCGCCAGCCTTGCCACGCGCACGGTGCCGCCGATCGTCGGGTCGTCGGCCAGCGCCGCGTTGATCTCGTTCAGCAGCGCCACCGCCCGCGCCCGCGTGGCCGTGACCACCGCCTCGCTGTTGCCCGCCTTCAGCGCGTAGATGCCGCCGTGAATCCGGTAGGTCTCCTCCTTGCGGCGGTTGCCCAGGAGTCGCCAGTCCTGATCGGCCTCGGTGTCCCACAGCTCGACCGCCTCGCGCGTCGGGCCGTCCGCGCGCAGCGACGGCGCGGAGCGTACCGGCACCCCGTCCAGGCCCGCCCGCGCATCGAGCGCCACCTGTAGCGCGGTCATACTCGCGTGTTGGGTTGTGGCTGAACTCAAAGCGCCACCTCCCCTAAGCCATGCCGGGCAAACGCTCGGAATATTCCGCAAGCGTCGCGTCCACGAGCGGCAGCCCGAACCAGCGGCCCCATTGCCGCGCGTCCGGTGCCGCCAGGCGGAAGGTGCCGAGCGAGTTCGTCTCCGAGAGCATCCGGTCGCTGTGGTTGCTCGGGATCACCTGGCTCACCAGCACCCGCAGCGCCGCCAGCTTGATCGCCTCCGGCACCTGCTCGTGCCCGTGCTCGTAGGCGATGCGCCAGTTGCGCCGACCGAGCGTCCACACGCCCGTGGTCTCCCTGACCAGCAGCCCGGTCGGCTCCACCAGCACATCGGCGAGGTCGCCCGCCGAGAGCGCGGTCCAGGTCTGCGTGCCGCTCGTGCGCTCCTCCACGCGCCGCACCGCCGAGACGCGCATCGCGGGTGCGGGTAGCAGCAGCTCGCAGGTGCCATCGCCCGAGGCGACCACGCGCCGGTAGCGTTCGACGAAACTGACGCCGCAGATCTGCTCGAACCATTCAGCGATGCGCTCGCGCGCCGCCTGGATCGTCGCGTCGGGGTAGCTCGCCTCGATCAGCGCCTCGTGCGCGGCGCGGGCCTCCGCGATCGTGAAGAGCCAGTCGCCGACGACCTCGTACACCTGCGTGATCCTCGCCGGGCTGTTGCCCGATTGCGTCGCCGAGGCCCACACCGCCGTCAGCCGGTCGAGCAGCGCCGTATGGTCCCCGGTCAGCGCGTAGGTGCGCGCGGCGGCCCCGGTGCCGCTCGTGGCCGCCGCCGTGACCACGGTGCTGCCGTCGCTCTCGCGCGTGATCGTCAGCGTGGTCGCGCCGGGGTCCACGGTCGCCCCCGCGAGATTCGCGAACGTTGCCGAGAGCGTGGCCGCATCGCCCGCGCGCAGGAAGGCCACACCGCTCCCGGACTGATTGACTACCATCGGCGTGGCCCTTTCAGGTGTGGCCCCAGTGTCACGAGCGACAGGAACAGCAGGGCGACGATCTCGCGCGGGGTCATCGGCGCTACCGCTTTGGCGCGGCGCTAGCTATTGTCCGTCTCTCGCGCACCGAGATCGGTTGCCTTGCGCGCCGTCTGGTTGCGCTTCTGCCGCGCCTCACGCGCCAGTAGCTTCGCCTCGTTCTTGCATTGGTTCGCCCACTGGTTATTCGTCCCCGCAAACCCAGCGGGCTTCGGCCCGAATGTGTACCACTCGACCCAGGCCGGATCGGGAATCTGCACACCGTTCCCGTCGTCAAACGTCTTCGTGGTGTCGAGGTGAATTGCGAAGGAGATCGGGCCGTTCGCCGGGGTGTCGCTGTAGATATTCATCGCCATAGTTCACCCCTTTAGACGATTAGGCTATACGACAGGCTATAAGTCCAACTAGAGCCGTCGCTATGTGTAACCACGACGATCCATGTACGCGGGATTGCAGCACTAATCGCCTGTACACTAGTCGTACCGCCCAACGCTGCAACTGCCACGCCGGGGTAAACCAGTAGGCCGTAGCGCCCGGACGTGGTTAGCGAAGTCATAGAAGCTACGTTG